CGAAGCTGCGCCTGTCCACAGATGTAGTAGACAAACGCCACGCGATACTGGGGGTCGATGGGCACAGCCGTGCTCATTGCACCCGTATTGAAATCTGGAAGGGTAGTGCGGAGATATGGAAAGAGCACATCCGGGCGCAGCCTGCGCACTTCAAGGATGCCCATGTTGAGGTTCTCGACCAAGTCTGCCGTGGGATAGCGGTACGGAGCGACTTCATCCAGCAAAAGAACCCGAGCCCTGTCGATGTAATCCTGAACAGTGTCGAGTGCCATCATTACCTCGCGAAGTAGGAGAAGTCGGAGGGGGTGGATACCCCCTCCGAACTGTAGCTCAAGGCAAATTAAGCCTTGGTGACGATGGCCTGCGCGATGGCCGAGCCGTCCACGATCTGGTAGCCGTAGACCTGAAGGCCGCGAAGGATCGTGCCGAAGGTCATCTCAGAGCGCAGGGTCTCGACCTTGCTGATCTGGGAGGCGAAGGTCAGGCCGTGAGCGTGACCCGAGTAGATCGCGAATTCGCCAGCAGCCAGACCACCAGCAACGCCGGAAGGCAGGAGGTTGGACGAATAGATCGTGAAGCGGTCGATCATACCGATGCGGCCATTGCGCAGCGGCGTGATGTTGTCGCCCGTCAGGTACGCCTGACGCAGGTCCGAGAACTTCAGAAGCTGGGTCGCCCACGAGGGGATCACAACCCAGCGGCCATCCTCAGGGATGTTCTGCTCGTCCAGTGCCTGACCCAGACGGAGGATCACGTCGAGGATTTCGACCTGACCCGCAGACGGGCTGCGCGCAACGGTGGCCAGCGGAGTGGTCGTGGCACCGAGGTTGATGGATGAGGTAATCTGGCCAGCCGTGGTGCCCTTGTTCTTGGTCACCATGCCGCCAAGGATGCCGCCGAGGACATCCGTATCGACCTGAATTTTGAGCTGCTGGGCAGCATCGTCTGACCACATCGACAGGGCATTCAGATCAGACTGAATGTCCATAACATCGTCAAGGATCGTATTGAAATACTTACCGTTGCCGATGTAGAGGGTCAGATCGTTGCCTTCCGGACGCTCAAGGGTGAGCGCGCCATCCGCCTTATAGTCACGGATGGTGATGGTCGGCTTCGTGCGGATGCGCACGCGGTCGCCCTGATTACGAATTTCGCCTTCGTAATCGGTGTTGGAGATCGCCGCCAGCACGGTCGAAGCGTAGAACTTTTCGACCAGCTTGCCAGACCAGATTTCGGGGATGAAGCCGTTGGTCTGGAAGGCGTTGCCCGTCGAACCAGTCGGGTAGATCAGCGGTGTACCGGAGCTAGAGGCTACGGGAAAACCTGCGCTAGGAATAGCCATGGTTTGGTTTCCTCAAAGGAAGAGTTTGTTAACGGATGCGCCCTTCCCGCTGTGCTTCGAAAATCTGCTTTTCGAGGCTTGCCTTGTCTGCATCCTTGCCCCGGTAGCGACCAGCGGCAACATCCGCGTAGAAGGCAGCGATATTTGCGCGTGTGAAGATTGGCTTCTCAGCGGGGGCCGCATTGCCTGCCGCCGACTTGGCTCTGCCGGGTGCCGCTAGGCTTTCGAGCGGGACTTTGGAGACACGCTGGCCTCCGTTATCCGGCTCCGCTTTTGCGGGTGCCACAACAGCCTCTTCAGCGAGGAAGCCGTTAAAGAAGGCCAGAACACGGGAGGCGTTACCTTGCGTGTATGCTGCCTTCAGCATTTCGTGACGAATAGCACCAGAAAATGGGTCTGGCAAGCGCAACCATGCGAGGAACTCTGAGTTGGTATTGAGTTCCCGCCACTGGGGCAGCTTCTGGTCGAGCGTATCCAGCATCTTCTGGGTGTTATCCTGCTGGACAACATTGCTCACGCCAGAGAGCCTGCGCTCCAATTCTTCGATCTTCTGGGCCTGCGACTGGATGATCGGGACAAGCTCTTCCTTGGCCTTCTTGCCGACCACCTTCAGGAAGTCGTCGCCGTAGTCGCGAAGCTCATCGTCCGTGATGAGGCGTTCAGCACGCAATTCAGGGGGCGTGCTCGCCGGGGAAGCCTGCATTGTTGCGATGATGTTCTGGAGGTTGGTGACCTCCTCGGCCATCGACCGCATCTGCTCGCTCTGCCGCATGAAGCGGCCATGAATGGACTTGTACTTGTGCTCCCAGCTTTCTTCGTCGCCCTTGGCGGCGGGCTGCTGAGCCTGTTCCTGCCGGGGCTGCTCCTGCTGAGCCTGCTCCTGCTGAGCCTGCTCCTGCTGGAACTGCTGTTCCTGCTGGGGCTGATCGCCGTTACCTTCAGGGGTAATGGGCTGGTCTCGCATGCGGTTGTAAATCTCGTCGGAGCGGGCTGCGGCGGCACGGACGGCAGCAGGCAGCTTGACGTTCGGATCGTTCTGGAGGGTCTGTTCTCTCACTTGCGTTTTCCTTCAATCGCGTCTGCCTTCGATAAACAATCTGCGAATAGGCCAAGGAGTTGCGCAGCGCACTGGGCACGCCCTTGGGTTACTGGCAGGATGTCGAGGGGAGACTGGACGCAGTTATCGCGTTGGTAATTGGTGTAGGATTGGAATGCCCCCAAGAACTGTTTCCAGCCCTCGGGAGCAGATCGAGCCAGCCTTGCGGCTGCAAGAATGAGTTCGCGGTCAGCACTCATCAGGCGGTCAGGATCGTGTCCCAAGTACCTTCGGTCACGCACACAAACAGCGCACCCTTGGTAACTGCGAGAGCGTAGGCTGCGTTGACAGACAGAGCGTTCACTTTATCGCCCGTTGACGGAAAGATGTTCAACGAGTTGGCAGCAGCCTTGTTGAACACGACCAACCACGATCCTTCCTTGGCAACAGGCAGCTTGACGCTGTCGTTAGCGGTGCCAACTATGCCGACACGGTTGAAAGTGCCGACAAGCTGCACGGCATTGGCCTGACCACCACCTGCGTAGGCAGTGATGCCGTGGACGTTATACGTCAGGTCGGAAAAGACACTGGCGAAATCGCTCGGGTCAATCGACAGTCGCTTAGAAACAGTCATTATCGTATTTCCTCTTCAGAATGATTTTAGAGAGCCTTCGCGGGAGAAGACGGAGTAAATCCCGCCATCTTGCGGCCACCGCCGCGCGCCACGAAGGAGTTGTCGCCAGCGCGGCCACCGCAGGAGTTCATCCCGGGCATTGCGGGGGCGGCACCGCCCTGCTTACCCATGACGCCCGTGCGCCCGCCTTTGACCGGGGGATTGGACTTTTGACCACCGGACGTGGACTGGCCGGGGGTCTGGGGACCAACGTAGTTGGGGCCAGACATCTTGGCGCTGCCAGCCTTGACGGAGAAACCAGCCGAACTGGCCGACTTCGCCTTGGACTTCTCGTTCATCATCTTCATGTTGTCACCTTGACTTCTTGCGTTGCTTGCCCATTCCCCCCGTTTCAAAGGGAGAAAGATACGATCCCGATACCACCTTCTGGGCTTTTTTCATAGCCTTCGAGGGGGAATAGGGCTCCACCTTTGGGAAGGTGTTTTTGCGCGGCTTTTTCAAGCCGAGGTTCATACCCGGGCCGCGCTTTTGGCGGACAGCGGACTTCATACCTTTGGATTTGGTAAAGTCTTTCATATCCGTCCCCTTACCCGTGCAGGTAGTTAGCGCTTGGGCTTTTTGGTCATCATGGACATCATGCCCATCTTGCCTACAGGCTTGCTCATCGGCTTGGAGCCCTTCTTCGCCATGGGAGCCATGGTCTTCTTGGCACCCGGGACCATGCCGCCTTTGGCCATTCCCATGTTGTTCTTCTTCTGGACCGAATAGCCGGGAGCTCCGGGGTTATTCTTTCGCATGGTCGTGGTAGTCCCCATGCCAGAACCAGAAGGACCGCGCTTGGCAGGTTGATCCGTGGGGTTAAGCATATAGTTGCCCGCCGACATGCCCTTCGGGTACTGGTAGTTGTAGCCCGCCTGAAGATTTTGGAACCCAGCAGGAGCCTTGGGCTTGACCGGAGCAGCAGGCTTCGTCGTGTAGTTTACTCCGGCTGAGGTAATGTTCTGCTTAGAAGGACTGCGAACAGTGTTACCTGCACCGCCGCTCCCCGCGTAGCTGACATTGGCCTTTCCGCCTTCAGGTGTGCGGTAGTTGGAGTATGTGGTCTTGCCCGTCGCTTTGTTGGTGCTCGCGGTAGCGTAGCCCTTCGCACTGCCACCAGCGGGACCGTAGGCAGTGTTGCCGTATATGGTCTTGCCAGTCGTCAGGCCCGTTCCGCCCGAGCTTTTGTTGCCGCCGCTCGTGGACGATCCGGACCCGCCGGAACTCGGACGCGAGGCCGACGAGGCATTTAGACCGCTGGCATCCTTGCGGGGACCTGCCGGATCATTTTTAGGATTGTAAACCATAGTAAGTCTCCTGTGTGGGTTTTTTAGATGCTTCGGTCATGAGGGTTTACCCTCCAGAAAGGCGCGTGCGCGGACCCATGTCGCCCGAAGCACCCGTACCAGCCTGTCCACCTTGCGCGTCTGCGGCGTTCTCGCCCATGCCTGCATGTCCCGGCATCGCCTGCTGCTGCGCTAATGCTTGTGCCATCTTCTGCTGCACATCAAGTTCGTCTTCGGACGGGACAATCTCTTCCCCGGGCAGACCAATCGTGGATGCCACGTTGCGCAGGATGGCTGCGCGCCCCTTGGGTCCGACGATCTGCGCATCGACCGGGTTGGCCGTGATCTGAAGGAACTCAAGCTGACGAGCCCGCTGGGTTTCCTTCTGGACCGCCACCGAAACGCCGAGCACGCGGACCTTCTCCTCGCCCGTCAGGATGCCCGACTGGTCGGTAAGCATGACCATATCATAAAGCGCGGACAGGAGGGGGT